ATTCTTTTGGCAAGAACGTAACATGATACGTTTACCATTCAACGGCGTTAAAGGCGAAATGGATAATAAAAACGTATTAGTTCAAGTTCCATGTATTGAAATGTGGGGTGAGTCATGCCCAATTCTAGCAGAAGTTAGAACATGGTTTAAGGATTCATCACTAGAAGAAATGGGTCGTAAGTATTGGAAGAAGAAGTCTTATATATTTCAAGGCTTTGTTAGAGAGAATCCATTAGCAGATGATACTACACCAGCTAATCCAATTAGACGTTTTATTATGAGTCCTCAAATCTTTACTATTATCAAGTCAAGTTTGATGGATCCAGACATGGAAGAATTACCAACAGACTACAATGCTGGACTAGACTTCCGTGTAACTAAAACACAAAAAGGTGGTTACGCTGATTATACAACTTCAAACTGGGCTAGAAAAGAGTCAGCATTAACAGAAGCTGAGCTGGCCGCAGTTAACGAACATGGCTTATATACACTTTCGGACTTCTTACCTAAGAAGCCAAGTGAGCAAGAACTTAAAGTTATGAAAGAAATGTTTGAAGCATCAGTAGATGGGCAACCATATGACGCAGAGCGTTGGGGTGCTTACTACAGACCAGCAGGCATGCAGGCTCCACAGAACGCACCTGCAGTTTCAACACCTGCACCAACAGCAACTCCAGTAGCAGAAACAGTAGCAACTCCAGCAGTTGAAACTCCTGCACCTGAAGTAAATGTTGCTCCTGCACCAGAAGCGGCACCTGCGCCGGCACCAGAGCCAGTAGCAGAAACTGCATCAGCACCAGCAGGTGGATCTAAAGCAGAAGACATTCTTGCAATGATCCGTTCAAGAAAATCATAATAAGTAGTTAGTGGCATTGGGCGGTAATTTAATTTTACCGCTCAATCTTTCTTTATAACTATTACTATGAAAATAGCAATCACAGGACATACTTCAGGCATTGGTAAAGCATTAGCCTCGCAATACAAAAGCCGAGGACACGATATTCTTGGGCTGTCTTATCGTGAAGGTCATGATATCAGAGATGTAGATCGTACAGCAAACCAAATTGATTCTTGTGATATGTTTATTAATAATGCTCAACAAGCATTCGCACAAACAGAATTACTACACGAAGTACATCAGAGATGGAAAAACAAAGTAGGAAAAGAGATTATTGTAATTAGTACAATGTCTACAATGAGTGGACCTGAACCAGGAAAAATAGATTATTATGTACAAAAAGTTGCTTTAGAAAATGCAGTATTAGAATTAGCAAAATCTTCACTGTGGCCTAAGATAACCTTAATAAGACCTGGTGAAGTTAAAACAGGGCCACATTCAGGACCGTTAGCATGTGATGTAGATCAATGGGCAGAAACAGTTGTTAACATAATAGAAACAGTTCCGCCTGAATTAAGAATATATGAATTTAGTTTAGGTGTAAACTATGGATAGCAAAAAATACCTGACTAATAAAAACTTTTGTCCTATACCCTGGACAGGGTTTATGTACAATAGTGACGGTACTGTACAAAACTGTATTCGTAACAGAGAGCCAATTGGCAATTTAAAAAATAATACACTAAAAGAAATACTTGACGCTAACATTGAAATAAAACAAAATATGTTAGACAATAAGCCAGGGCATGGTTGTCAAGGATGCCATCAACTTGAACAAGGTAAAAAAAGTTTTGATATTGTCAGCGATAGAATATTTTATCTTAAAGAGCTTAGAGATATACCACTAGAAACATATGATAATATAGATAATTTTGACCTACATAAAATAGATATACGTTGGTCTAATTCATGTAACTTTGGCTGTGTTTACTGTGGTCCAGAATACTCAAGCAAGTGGGTAGCAGAATTAAAATTAGAAAAGCAACATGTACCTGAAGAACGTGTTGAAGAGCTCAAACAATATGTATTTGCTAATGCTCACAAACTTAAACACGTTTATCTAGCAGGCGGCGAACCATTACTAATGAAAGAAAACGAAGAACTGCTTAAATTATTATTGGAAGTAAATCCCAATGTTAATCTTAGAGTTAACACTAATTTAAGCAAAACAGGCACGCCGGTATTTGATTTAATTTGTCAGTTTAAAAATGTACACTGGACAATAAGTGTAGAATCAATGGAAGATGAGTTTGAATATATTAGACATGGCGGTAAGTGGCAAGACTTTTTAGATAATTTAAACATCATCAAAGAATTAGACCACAAAGTAAGTTTTAATATGTTATGGATTCCGTTAAATTATCTTTCAATATTTGATTGTGTTAGTTTTTTACAAGAACTAGGATTTCATGAAAATAGTTTTATTATTAATGGTATTGAAGATCCTAAACCCTTTGATATTCGACATTTATCAGATAAAGTATTAGACCACTTACGAATAAAATTAAAAGATAAGATAGATAGTTCTGGTGATTATTTACTTAGAAATAGTTATCAAAATATGTTAGACTTTGTAAATAAGCCTTTTATTAAAGACAAGGAGTTAATGTTAAAATATATTACAAGAATTGATCAACTAAGAAAGTTACGAAGTAAAGACGTCTTTCAGGAGTTTTATAAATGTTTACAAAACTAGACGACCATCTATACCCAAACTTAGTTGAAGTTTATGACTTCCATGAAATAAACAAATTTGTTTACCCTATCTTCAAATGTGGAAGAAGTACAATTACAGAAATAGCAAAAGAAAAACAATTTCCAGTACTAGTCAATGAACAGATAAAACAGTTAAAGTTAATTGACATTTATTTAAGAAATCCTAAAGAACGATTTATCAGTGGAGTTCGCACATATCTTCACAACGTTAGAAATGAAAACTTAGACGTAAACACTATTATCTACTACATTAAACAAGGAATAATATTAGATAGACACTTCTTGCCTCAGATATGTTGGTTAATTAATCTTGCTAGGTATCTAAGCCCAGCTACAAAATTAAGTCTACATTCAATAGCTATGTTAAATGAATACTCACAAGGTGTACACGCTAAACCTGAAAAAGACGAAAGTATTGATTTATCAGAATTAGAGCAAGTACCTAATTTAGAAATGTATCATAGATTAGATCAAATTATATTAGATGAATTAATAGGTGATAGTTGGACAATACAAGAAATACTTAATCATTTAAAAACAAGTGACCCAATAGCATATACAGCAGTTATAGGAAAAGCAAAACATGTATTGTCCAAGATTTAAACACTTTGCTAGACTAAACGAAGATGGTACAACAAGTCGTTGCGGACATATGGTTGATGCACCTAGGTTTAAATCATTTGAGGAAATGGAATCTAGTGAATGGAATCAACACTTACAGAACACAGAACAATGGCCTATAGAATGTGTGCGTTGTCAATCAACAGAACAAACAGCAGGACAAAGTATTAGACTAGACAGTGAACGTAAACACAAGTTACTAAAAAGTTTTAGAGATGATTATCTAGTTATAGGTGGTGTCTTAGACAACGTGTGTAATTCAGCATGCCAGTTTTGTTGGGAAGGGTTATCAACTACTATAGGTAGTTTAAAAAAGAATGTAATTAAGCTAGAAAATGTCACAGCATTTGACCAACTACCTAAAGATAGAATAGTAGAATTAGACATTAATGGGGGCGAGCCAAGTTATAGTAAAAACTATAAACAGTTACTAAACAACTTGCCACCTAATGTTAAGATAGTTAGAATAAACACTAACGGAACACAAGTAATACCAGAAGTAAAACAATTACTAGAAAACAAAGTTAAAGTAACAGTCACACTAAGTTTTGATGGCACTGAGCAGGTTAATGAATATAGTCGTTGGCCTATACAGTGGAAAAAATGGGACTCAGTGGTAAGAGAGTATAAACAATTAGCAGATACTAGTAATTTAATTGAATTAGGGTTTTGGAGTACACTTAATGCGTTTACTATAGCAGATCTAGAAAACATGTTAAGGTATGCAGACTCGGTAGGAATACCATTTAGTTATGGACTACTTGAGTTTCCAGAACAGTTAAGCATAAAATATACAAATCCGTTTACTGTAAAAGCAAAAGAGCTTTTTCAAAAAACGGACATATTGTTGCTCAAACAACTTGAACCTTTGGTTGCTTCAAGTTATAATAACACAAAAGAATTAGTAGATTTTGTAACTGAACAGGATAAACTACGCAAAATAAGTTATAAAGACTACTTTGATATAGAACTAGGAGAATAACATGGCCAAACCATTTGACGTAAGTAAATTTAGAAAGAGCATCAGCAAATCAATTGCTGGACTATCAATTGGATTTAACGATCCAACAGACTGGGTATCAACAGGTAACTATGCCTTAAACTATTTGATCTCGGGAGACTTTAACAAAGGTATTCCACTAGGCAAAGTAACAGTGTTTGCCGGAGAGTCGGGTGCAGGCAAATCATATATCTGTTCGGGTAACATTGTTAAACACGCACAGGAACAAGGTGTGTTTGTTGTCCTAATTGATAGTGAAAACGCACTAGATGAAGATTGGTTAAAGGCCTTAGGTGTAGATACGTCAGACGAAAAATTGCTCAAACTCAACATGGCCATGATTGATGATGTAGCAAAAACAGTCAATGACTTTATGGGCGAGTATCGTGCTATGGCAGAAGAAGAGCGTCCTAAAGTTTTATTTGTTATTGACTCACTTGGTATGTTACTAACTCCTACAGATGTTGATCAGTTCCAAAAAGGTGACTTAAAAGGTGACATGGGTCGTAAGCCTAAAGCACTAACAGCACTTGTACGTAACTGTGTTAATATGTTTGGTTCAGCTAACGTAGGACTTGTAGCAACTAACCACACTTACGCATCACAAGATATGTTTGATCCAGACGATAAGATTTCAGGTGGACAAGGCTTTATCTACGCAAGTTCAATTGTTGTTGCTATGAAGAAACTTAAACTTAAAGAAGACGAAGATGGTAACAAAGTATCAGATGTTAGAGGTATTAGAGCAGGTTGTAAAGTAATGAAAACTAGATATGCTAAACCGTTTGAGGGTGTACAGGTTAAGATTCCATATGAAACAGGCATGAATCCATATTCAGGCTTAGTTGATCTAGCAGAGAAAAACAACCTATTAGTTAAGGATGGTAACAGACTACGCTTTGGTGAAGGTGATAACGAAATTAAAATGTTCCGTAAAGCATGGGAGTCAAATGAAGATGGGTGCTTAGATAAAGTAATGGAACACCTCAAAAATCAGACAAAAGAAGTAAATATAGAAGATGTTGAAGCCAGTATAGATGTTGCTACAGAAATGGAAATGAAAGCAATTGATGAGGCAGAAGCAGTTCAAACAGAGGAGACAGAAGAATAAAATGTTGAACGCAATAGCTGATATATTTGAAACACTTAAAAATCATATTAACGAAGGCCTACACAAAGATGCCGCCATTGACCTAGTACATACTCTAGTAGATGTACAAGGTGTTAGTCCTAAAGAAATTAGAGAATCAAATCTAATGGAAGATGATGATGTTAAAGATGCTCTATTAGACTATGACGATACTGTTGACGAAGAGGATGATGGTTTAGATCCTTGGGGCGACGAATATGATGAAGATGAGGAAGATGAGGACTATTAATGAGTTGGTATAGTGATGTTACAAATGACATTAGTAAAATACCTGACATGCTGTTATACTATGAAAACGAGTTACTGACAGCAAAGAAAGAATGTTCAGTGTATGGTAAAGTTGAAAAGAACCTAGCAGACTTACCTGGTATCACAGAACACAGGTTTAACCAGTTACAAGAAATAGAAGCAGTGTTAAACTATCTTAATATTCAATTACGTAAGATTAGACGTAAGCACTTTCAAAAGTATTTAGAAGCATATCAACGAGCATTAACATCACGTGATGCAGAAAAGTATGTTGATGGTGAGGACGAAGTTATTGACTTTGAAACACTGATCAATGATGTTGCTCTATTAAGAAACAAATGGCTTGGTATACTTAAAGGCTTTGAAAGCAAAAACTTTATGCTAGGACACGTTGTTCGTTTAAGAACAGCAGGCATGGAAGACATCAGTGTATAGACATCTAGTTGATCAAGAAAGCCACGATCATAGTCTAACAACACTTGACTTACTATTAGGCTACTATGATTTTGTAGAATCTATAGGCACAGTGCTTGACGTAGGCTGTGGTAAAGGGTATGATCTACATTGGTGGGCAACACTCGAAACGGCAGAGGATACACCTAGACCCCTAAACATTAAATGCACTGGCATTGACTTAAAAAATCAATTTGATACATCTTTAAGTAACCCAAATATCACAGTAGTTGAAGATGACATGGAAGATTCAAAGTTAAAGCACAATCAATTTGATGTTATTAATGCACACAATGTTTTACAGTACGCACTAAATCCCTTACAAACACTAGGTCATTGGTATGATCTTTGTAGAGACAATGGTATGTTAATCATATCAGTTCCAGAAAGCACTACACTAGAACGCAATAGAATAGTTGCTGATCAATATGGTCATGAATACTATCACTGGAGCCTAGTAAACTTAATGCACATGTTAGCAGTAAATGGATGGGACTGCCGTGATGGTTTCTTTAAAAAAGATCGTAATGACCCTTGGATACATGCCGCAGTATATAAAACACCTGACTTTAAAAAGTTAGACTACAGAACTACAACCTGGTTTGATCTAGCAGAATTAAACATGTTACCTGAATCAGCAGTCAACAGTCTTAACCAATGGAACTTTGTTAGATTCCAAGACTTAAAACTAGACTGGCTAGACAAAAGAACTAGAGACTTCCGTAATTACTAATAAATATAAACTTAGTAGTTAATTATTAAGTTTAATGTCAACAATACCTCACACAGTAATCAATGTTTTTATAGGCTGGGATTCAAGAGAACCAATAGCCGCGGATGTCTGTGCTTACAGCATAATAAAACACTCATCGGTTCCTGTTAAGATACACTATCTTAAATTAGACGAATTAGAAAAACAAGATATTCTCACACGCAAACGTGATCCAAATGCCTCAACAGAATTTACCTATTCAAGATTCCTAGTTCCGTATCTAATGAAGTATTTTGGCAAAGCAATATTTTGCGATTGTGACTTCTTATGGACTCGAGACATCAAAGAACTATATGACGAAATCAAAGATAAAAGTGTTTATGTAGTTCCGCACGAAGACTACGGCTATGTGCCTAAGACTAAGACAAAAATGGATGGGCAACGTCAAACAGTGTATCCTAAAAAGAATTGGTCTTCAATGATGGCATTTAATTGTGGTAGTAAAGACTGCCAACGTTTAAGTTTAGATGCTGTTAATCAACAACCGTTGAGTTACCTACATCAACTTGAATGGATTAATAATGAGGACAATATAGGATTACTAAAACCAACATGGAACTGGTTGTCTGGATACTACTCAAAAAAACAATGGGGCACTCCAGGAGCCATACATTATACAGATGGCGGACCCTGGTTTAATGATAGTGATATACCTCCTGACATGGGTATAGCAAGTTGGAGCGAGGTACAGTATGGCAATTTATGGTTGGAATATTTAGAAGAATACAAACAAAAACAACAACTTGGTGATAAGATGCCAAGAGTTGAAACACATAGTCTGACCTTTGGCCCCGAAA